GGGGAACAGTAATGTTCACAGCACCAACGCAAGGCGGCGGTGATTCAGTCAAGGTCGCAGACTTGGCAGGAAAGCTGCTTATCATCACACCGATTGAACACAAGCGAGAGATCACAACAGTTCACGGTGTCACAGATGCAGTCGAGGTTGACCTTGTTGACCTAGATGGCAACGAAACACATTCAGGCATCTTGTTTTTCAATGTTGCACTCAAGAATGCTTTGAAAGAAAAAATCGGGCAGAAAGTTCTTGCTCGCATTGGGCAGGGAACTGCAAAACCAGGCAAGTCAGCACCGTGGGTCTTAATTGATGCCACAGGCAATCCTGATGATCTGGCAAAGGCAAATGCCTTCATCGGCGGTGGCAATGCGAAAGCATCCGCCCCTGCCGCACCGCAAGCACCGATTGACACCAACAACTTGCCACCTGAAGTTCAGGCATTGTTGAATCAGTTAGGTGCAAAGCAGGTATAACTTTCCTGTGGCTTTAATCCTTTCCTTTCGCCACGGGGAACGAGGTATGGGATTTGCGTTCTTGGGGAATTGCGCAGGTGGGTTCGACTCCCACCACCTCACAAGTTCAATGTTTTGGGGGTAGTAAATGATCACGGCAGTTTCATTGTTTGCAGGTGTAGGTGGTTTTGATTTAGCTCTTGAACGAAACGGTGTGAAGGTTGTTGCATCGGTTGAAATTGATAAAAAAGCGCAGGAAGTGCTTCGCCGACACTTTCCGAACTCAACAATTTTCGGTGACATCATGGGGGTAACAGGTGAACAACTCATCGCAGCAGGATTTGAACCTAGAAATGGAATCATCACAGGTGGATTCCCCTGTCAAGATTTATCGGTTGCAGGTAAGCGAGCAGGATTGGGCGGAGAACGGAGTGGACTTTTCTGGCAAATCTGCCGACTCCTTGACGAAACAAGAGCGCAAAACTTTATCCTTGAAAATGTCCCTGGCTTACTTTCCTCAAATAACGGAAGAGACATGGCCGTTGTCATTGAAGCGTTGGTCAAGCGCGGGTATCGCATCGCCTACCGGGTGCTTGATGCTCAACACTTCGGAGTTCCCCAACGCCGTCGTCGAGTGTTCATTGTCGGATGTCTTGGAGACACAGGGCGATCACCTGAAGAAATACTCGCTATCTCCCAAAGCCGCCCAGGGTATCTTGAGGCGAGCAAATCGAAGAGAAAAGACATTGCCACCGCAACTTCAGAAAGCGTTGGAATATACGGCGAATCAAGTTTTGGACAATATAAACAAGGAGTAAGCACTCTCAAGGCATCAGGTGGCGTTCTTGGGGGTGGGAGTGAATCTTTTATCGTTCACGAAAGCTAAACGCGCACAAAATGTGAATGATTATGAAACTTGGATTTCGGGGGGGGTAGTGCCAACATTGAACGCAATGGATAACAATGGAGAAGCATTTGCAACAGTTTTGATTTGTGCGGTGGATTTTTACAATGCTTCAATCAGTAATGTTTCACAAACTATCAAATCGCATTCGCCAAATGATGTGAACATCGGCGGCGTACTCATCATTGATGGCACTCGTGTTGATGATGTCAGAGTGTATGAAGATGGCATTGTGCCAACAGTTATTTCACGATATGGAACGGGTGGGGGAAATGTGCCGATGATTTTTAGTCACACACAAGGATTAGATGTTCAACCAAGTGAGACAAATTCGCCAACTCTGAGAACAGGTGGTTCAGGGATGGCAGTTGCCTTTGATCCGTACAACCATGCAGTTTCGGCAACAAATCAGACTTTGAGAACAGGATCAGACTTGGACAAGATGGGAACTATTTTTGAAGCACCATCTATTGTTCGCCGACTAACACCCATTGAATGTGAACGCCTTCAAGGGTTTCCTGACAATTGGACAGACGGACAGGCAGATTCAAACCGATATAAGCAGATGGGCAATGCAGTTGCAGTTCCCGTTGTTGAATGGATTGTCTCTCGGATGGTGTCAAATGATTAAGTTTCCTGACAAGAAATACAAAATTATCTATGCAGATCCACCCTGGTCATATCAAGACCCTTCAATCAATCGTGGTGGTGCAATTCGACATTATCCCACAATGAAAAAAGCTGATATTGAGGCTTTACCAATTAAAGATATTGCTGACAAAGATTCAATTCTTTTTTTATGGACAACAATGCCAAAACTTGAAGAGTCATTTGATTTGATCAAAGCATGGGGTTTTGAATATAAAACTTGCGCTTTTGTATGGGTCAAACGAAACAAAATTGCACCGACTTGGTTTTGGGGTATGGGTAGGTGGACTCGCTCAAATGCTGAGTTGTGTCTTTTAGCCGTTCGTGGGGGGGGGGTAACAAGATTGAGTGCAGCAGTTCATAGTGTTATTGATGAACCAATTGAGCAACATTCAAAAAAGCCTAATATCGTGCGAGATAAAATTATTGAATTAGTTGGCGATTTGCCGCGCATTGAATTATTTGCTCGCGCTCAAACAGATGGTTGGGATGTATGGGGGAATGAAGTATGAATGAGCTACTGCCAATCGCACTTAGGTTCCTGAAAGAAGGAATCTCTGTTGTTCCTGTTGCAGATGACGGCTCCAAGAGACCTGCACTTGCATGGCAACGATTCCAACAAGAACTTCCAACAACTGATGAGATTTTGTCTTGGTTTAAGAATGGCGTTCAAGGAATTGGCGTGGTCACAGGCAAGGTCTCAGGCAATCTTGAGATGCTTGAACTAGAAGGTCGCGCCGTAGCTCAGAAAATACACCTTGAGATTGCAGAGATTGCCAACAACTCAGGGTTGAAAGATTTATGGGAGCAATTGAACTCAGGATATGTGGAGATGACACCTTCAGGTGGACTTCATTGGCTTTACAAGATTTCAGATGGCGAAGTTGGCGGCAATACAAAGTTGGCTCGCAAGCCAGGTGAAAACGGCGGCATTGATGTGCTTGCCGAGACACGCGGTGAGGGTGGTTTCACCATCACAGCGCCGTCAGGTGGCACCACACACCCATCAGGTGGCAATTGGACATTGATCGGTGGCTCAATTGAGACCATTCCAACAATCACGATGCAGCAAAGAAACGCCCTGCATGACCTCTTTGCAATGTTTGATCAGATGCCAAAGATTGAATCTATTCAGGAAGAGGTTGTCAAGCGCGATGACTCATCCTTGTCGGCAGGTGATGACTACAATGCCAAAGTCACTTGGGAATCTATCCTTGAACCTCTTGGGTGGACAAAGGTATATTCAAAGGCAGATGCCACAGCATGGCGCAGACCTGGCAAGAATGAAGGCGTATCGGCGACAACTAACTTTTCAGGCAATGACAAACTGTTTGTATTTTCAACATCAACCATCTTCAACTCTGAATCCTCATACTCTAAGTTTGCCGCTTATGCACAGATTGAACACAATGGAGATTTCAAACAGGCAGCCAAAGCGCTCCGTGAGAAGGGATATGGTGCCTCTCAAGAGCTGAAAACCGATTGGGCAGGGTTAGATGTTCACGCACCTTCATTGGTGCAGTTGCATGATGAGAATGAGGAAGTTGCCACAAGTTCTTGGATTCCGCGTGAGATTTGGAATGAGGACTTCGATGAAGAACTGCCGCCCTCAATGCTTCGCCGTGAGGATGGCAACAACATCTTGTATGCAGGCAAGGTCAACGCACTCTTCGGTGAATCCGAATCAGGCAAGACTTGGGTGGCGTTGGAAGCGGTGAGGCAGGAGTTAGCCAAAGGCAACTGTGTTTTCTACATTGACTTCGAGGATTCTGCTAGAGGCATCTTCAACCGCCTCAAGACCCTGAAATGCGACATGGAGAAGTTGAAGTCGTTCAAGTATGCCAACCCTGATGAGCCTCTCGGTGATGGCATCGGTGAGATTATGAAAACCGAGATTGGCAAATACTTGCCGACCTTGATTGTCGTTGACGGTGTCAATGCTGCGATGAACCTGCTTGGGTTAGATTTAGAGAAGAACAAGGATGCCACGACCTTTTCTCAGAAGGTATTAAAGCCCTTAAAGATATTCGGCGCAGGAATCCTAACCATTGACCATGTGACCAAATCAAAGGACAACCGAGGAAACTATGCCATCGGCGCACAAGCCAAGCGAGCTGACATAGATGGGGTGGCAATTGCCTGTGATGTGTCAATGCCATTTGGCAGAGGCATTGACGGTTGCCTTGACCTGAAGGTGACTAAGGATCGCCCTGGCTTTGTCCGCGCCTTATGCCCTGATGCAAAGACATTAGGCATCGCCAATATCCGAAACGGCAAGGATGAATCCATCTCGGTCTCAATCTCAGGTGGCACCGTTGCCATCGCCTCTGCCGACTCTCGCCTTGAGTTGGTCTCGCAGTTT